TTTTTATTTTCTTCACTCATATTAATTTACCTTATCTCGTACTTGTGTAGTTCTATAAGAATCTTGACGGTTTTTACCATCACCCAACTGTTTAAGCTCAGCCATAACTTGGTCAAATTTAGTCTGGTACGTTTGAATTAATTCTTGCTCGCCTTTTAAGAATATATAGGCTTCTACTAAAGACCCCCAAAGCAATGCATTGGGAAATTCAAGACTCAGCCAAGTTGTACCCGATGGAGCCTCTGTAATAGATTGCGGGTAGGCGTAGTAGTGCATTTCAACTGTATAGTTAGAGTCTGGAGTAGGTCCTACTATAAGAGCAGTGTTATCAAATAAACTATAATATTTAGGTATCCCTGTAGATACAGGGTAAGGGTACGCTTCTCTAATATAGTTTACGTCTTTGTTTAATAGATACTGATATGTTGCTGTTGGAGTTACGTTAACTATAGTATTAGGTACGACAGCTAAAGAGAATATAGATAAAAAGTCTGTAGGTAGATCTATATACTGAAATCCAGAAGTAAAAGTACCTGTTACATTTTTACGAAACGCGGGTAGTTGCACTGAGTTATTTATTAAAATCTCAGTATGTTGAATGAAGTTGTCAATGTTTGCTACAAATGTAGGCTCTGCTCCGTCACCGACATACTCCACCATAAGGTATTGTTGTATAGCAGTTGTCAACTCATCATACGTCATAGCTTAGCCCATTTTACTAGAAGCCATAGTGCCTTTAGTAGCCGCACCAGTACCACGTACTTTCACTGTCTTTTTGTTTTCTATTTGCACAGGGTATCCATTGCCTACAGGAGTAGGTACAGATTTAACGCCTTTATACTCAGCAGATCCTTCAATATGTTGCTTAGCCATTATCGACCTCTACCTGAACTTTTTTGATTCATAGCACGAGCTACATTACGACCCATCTTCTTAGCATCCATAGATGTAATGCCGCCTTTTTTAAGACCCTTCATAGATTTTTGTTTGTCATGCTTAGCGTCTTTTGAGCTTTTCTCCCAATCAGACATAGACATCTTGTTTTTCTTTGCAAGGATTTTGTCTTCTTTAACGTCTTTAGCTGAACCTTCAAAACTAGCCATAGTATACCTCAAGTAATCGTAATAAACACATCATTCAATGTGGTAGTAATAGTCTGTGTCGCCACAGGGTTAAAAGCAAATAAACCTCTAGAAGCGTTTAAGTTTACATCCGGTCTAGGGTTTTGTAGAGCCTGTGGATCATTTGCTACCTTTTGGGCACCTATTATACCAACCCAGTTTTGTGGGTGGTCTCCACCAACTTTGTCCATACACTCTGGACATACCCGCATATTTATCCGTTTACCTATAATAACATAGGTGTGCAGTTTCTTTAATGCGTATCTAAACCCGCAACGATCACAGAAGCCAAACGCTCTTTTCTCACCAGCAAACGGAGTACCCATTTACCAGCCTCCGCCGCCTACACTGCCTATATTAGGTACAAATCTAAAAGACACTCGTTGACGGTCTTCATCAGCCGCCAGTTCAAAAGCCTCATCATAGAGTTGTTTAAGCATAGGGATTTTATTTTCTGCTTCTGGTGTTTTAAGAGCCAAGTTGTAGGCTAGCCCAGCAGTCATAGCTTCTAAGAATCTAAAAGGGATATCAAGCGTATTTACTCCGGCTTGCCCTGCATCTTGCATTCTACGTAAACGCCAATAAACTAAAGTGTAGCCTGTTTGACTAGGTAAAGGCCATATCTTAGCTGTAGGTGTAGGAGTCTGCCTATCAACAAATATCTGTATAGGTCTGCCCTGAGTTAGCTTATTTGGTATTGTTGCGTATGTAGAAACACTTATACGAGCTATTTGTAGGTCTACTTGATTAGAAGTACTACCGGGGTTTTGACGTATCACAGTCTCTATTAAATCAACAGTATCATCAGGTAAAGCATACGTACCAACACCTACTAACAAAGGGATATCGCCTTGTTCAATAGTCCATAGGTTCAAGCCTTTATTAGCCCAAGAAGCCAATAAGTAATTTAAAGACCTTCTAGCCGTTCTAAATTGATAGCCTGTACGAATCTCAACACCGACACGTTCGTATGCCTCTTCTATTATCTCAGCTATATCCGGATTAAATGTAGTAAGACCTGAAGTGCTCATTACGCTACTTGTATAATAGAGAGAATAACGCCAGCAGCGGCTGGATGAATAGGTGCAGATAAACTAGCAGGGATTGTAAGAATAGACGCTGTCCCCCCTTCTGAAATCCATTTAAACCCTACATAATCACTCGCATTTAAACTAAGTGTATATTGCACAGTTAAAATAGTAAGACCATCAACATTCCCCTTTTTTGCAGGTATTTCTACAACACTAGCAGAGTTGGCAACATTAGCTCCATTTATAGTAGGCCATAACGTACAATCATCGTAGTTAGAAGAGCTATTGCTTAGTTGTACACTAATAATAACACTGTAAATACCCGCAGTTGTAACTGCTATAGTTGAGTTAAGCGCATTACGAGTCATACCTACAGCGTAAGATGTAGTGTTAATTCTTACATTTGTAACGGTGTTAGCCGTTGTAGTTTGAGCAGCGCCCGTATCTTCGAAAGACCCATAGTTAGAAAACGCAGTTCTTGCGTAAGCACCGAAGTTAGCTAAAGTAGATTGTACATTGGCGCCTGATTGAATTAAAGGTACTAATTCCGCCCCTGTTAAAGGAGTTGATGCGCTAGGCATCGCTGATATTTTCTGATCCGCCATTATGAAGCCTCTAGTACTATTTTAAAATCATCTTGTTGTAATACGTAGCCCGAAGACTCCATAAGGATAAACGACTTGGTAATAGGGCCCCCATTATGGTACAGGTCAACTACACTTCCATCGCCTACATTCTCACCAAATGATGTCTCTGTAGGATCATTACAAGCCCCTATACCTAGGGCAAACCCATCAGTAGTATTAGCTTGGTTTGAAACCCCTGTATACCCTACATAAGCCATATTAGCTGCCTACAAGACCCGCTTGAATTAGAGTCATAGTAGCAGTGCCGTCACCCGCAGTTACCAATATTTTAATAGCTGATACAGGGAAAGCATAGTTACCATCTTGAGCGTCTGATTTACCTGCAATAGTTGGATGCGGAAACCATGTTAAAACAGTTCCGTCCTGTGGGTTACCAAAAGCATGTTGAATAGTATAAGTAACAGTGCCTGTTGTTACAACACCGAACCCTACGTTAAAAGGGCTAATGTATATGTCTGTTGCAATGATGTTGCTTGAACCTACACCTGTTTGAGTAGCAATCTGTTGACGCATGTTCTTTTACCTTTGTTGTGGTCGTTGTACGGGCACCGAAGTAGGATTGCCCTGAATTTGTAGTCCTTGTTGAGGCATATACTGAGACAGACTTGGTGGTTGTCCTTGCAATGGAGATTGCATTTGAGTCACTGGCTGTCCGCCTATACCTGCGTCACTATCGCTATTATCATACCCCATATTGTTACTTGGAGACATCCCGCCCATATCAGGACTAGGAGCACTTTGTACAGGTGGGAGTGTGTTAGACATAGCCGTAGGCGCTGCACTGGGTTGGTTAGGTTGCCCTTGTTGTGGGTAACTCATAAAATTGGAATTAGGAGAGGCAAAGTTATTGTACGCACTCTGAGTATTAAACTGAGGTGTTGGGTTTGCTTGCCCTAACTGTGGAGGTTGTGGACCTCCAAACCCTTGACCTATAATTCCACCATCTGCGTAACCTTGTCCTCCCCCAGCCATTAGTATATCCTTCCTTTAGTGTGACCCTTAGTAGCACAGCCATCGCCTCTTGAAGAAGCTGATGACTTAACAGAACCACCTTTAGCAAAGGCTTTCATTGGTTTAGCCCTAACTTTACCGCCTTTTTTCATATGTCCTGTTTTTAAATATGACGCTGTAGCAGGGTCTCTATTTGTTTTCACCCAGTCTTCATATGCCGCCATTCTAGCATCTTTACTAGTTTGTGACTCACCTTTAGAAGATCCTGTTTTAGAAGATCCTGTTTTGGTAGTTGGAGCTTTAGCTACTGGAGCTTTAGGTTCTGGAGTTTTGGGGGTGTCTGATTTTTTATCCTCCCAATCTTCAGACGGGTTTTTCATTCCAAAATCTTTTGGGATATCATACCCTGTTAGCTTTAGTCCTGAGTAAGGAGCTGGACGATCTTTTCCTTTAAAGTCACTGCCTTCACCTGCATTTTTAGAATACAGTGCAGCTCCAAGTCCTAGTCCTGCTCTACTTAAGTTAGATACTCTACTAGCTTTACT